CCAGTTCTTCTCTTCAACGTTGCTTATAGAGCCTTGTGGGAGCTTGTAGAGGGTCTTGCCAGAGGCATAAGTAAGAGTTCCATCAAGGCTGGTCCATGCATAGGTAAACTCTTGTGATGTAGAGCCCGTAAGGAAGTCTTTCAAGGTTGTGTTCTCAACAGTATTGAAGTTAACATTTGCATAGTAAATACCGGTTTGTGGAACGCTACCAATTAGATACTGACTACCAAGAAAACTCTGGGTTATAGAATAAAGGCTACGTGTTAAATGATTAATGCTTGCGCTATGAGATAGAGAGAAGCTGGAGGTGTAATAAGTTAAATACTTAGCTCCATATAGATTAAGAAGCAAACTATTTGCTCCAGTAATCTCTGCGCTTCCAGAGAAGTAGTTTTGATAGCCGCCATTAATACGATTAAACGTAAACAAACTCTGAGATACGTTGAATAGAGTTTCTCCCATGTCATCAGTTAACTGATCATTATATTTGATAATAAGTTGTGGATGAAGGTCTGCATTGTTCGCTTGACGTGAACCAAATCTCTTAACAAACCGTGTAACGTCGTCCTGCTCTTGAGCATCTATAAAAGACAATCTCCAGCCATAATTTGGTATTTGACCTGCTATCGCTGCACTAACAAGGGTGGTAACGTCCATCATTAGATTTTCATCACCACGAGCAAACTGTTGAGTTACCGTTAAATCCTGTGCTCCAGTTCCAAGATTACCAGAAACTATGATATCAATATTAGCAGCCCCAAGAGAACCAGACTCTGCTGCTCCGGATAGGAACCAAACATTTGGAGTGCCTGTTACAACAGATGCGGTAAGGAAATTTGCTGTATCTAAATCACGAAATGCAACAACGTCAAAACCCCTGCCTTCATCCCAGCTTTGTGAAAGCGGTATAAGCCTTATAGAAAAGTTTGAAGGGGTAGTTTGACCGCCGTATACGTCTTTTAGAGATAGATAAGCCTTGAAGCTCGGATCATTAATGTTCAAAAATGAAGACGTTATTTGCTGTAATGGTTCATAATCAAACTGAAGCAGTAATCTTGTTAACTCTATGACTCCGGAAACTGGAGTTGTGCCGCTTAATACAGTTGTTTCATCATATAGTTTGAACAAGTCTAAAGTAGCAGCTTGTCCTACGTTGGAGGTAGTGCAACGTTGACCAGCAATATATTTGTTGGTTATGTAGGTGTCTTTGCTTGCTGATAATAATCTATACATAATATATCACCTATCAAACGGCTGTGCCAATTATGTCATAATCTGCATATTTTAGTTCAAACATGGATCCAGGAGGTCCAAATATAATACCACGATTAGTATTTGCGTTAACATCAAACTGCTGATCAGAATATATTCTTCCATCTATAACATTATATGCATTCCCAATTTGTAGATTGGTAATAGAAGCAACACCTTCAGTGTTGAATATTATGTTTTGTATATCGTTTATGACAATTGGCTGATCGATTTCAAAATTCTTTATATTGAAGTAATCTTTAAGTTTATTAAGAACGTTTCTTAAAATGAGTTCTCTGTTTTGAGTTGGGTCAATAACGGCAGTAAATTTTACTGTTATATTGATTATTCGTGCATCTAAAATATCGATAGCATCAGAGATAAGACGATATTGATTTAGATACGTTGCTAAATTTTTCTTAAGTGTATCCGGAGCAATTACAAGTTGATTATCTTGATTTCTGCAAATTATAAAAAGCTGTGAAGAAAGGGGATTGTTTGGGTTTGGTTCAATTGCTGCTCTGAATACACGTCCAAAATTTGAAGGTAATGTATAAACTCTAGCTAGCAAATCTTGTTTAGAAACAATTCTGTTCTGCATCCCTTGAAATGCTGGTATTTTATTTTTTAACTCATTTGTAGTTGGAGGGTCTTCTCCGCCCGATGCTGCTTCTAGATTGGTTACATCAATTGAGTTTCTTACGAATGCAGCAACTGTTGGATTTGGATTTTGTGGGAAGAATATGTTTAATGAGCTAATTGCATTAATAGTTTCTGGGTCGATATTATGCTCTAGTCCGCCGCCATAACGATATGTGATGTTTAAAATTGTATTTTCAGAAATAACTCCAAACGTTGTGGTTTGCAATAAATTGCCTGGATTTATAGTAAACCTGCTAAACGTTTTTTTGCCATATAAAGGTAATGAATATTCACTTGGGTCCGGAATTATGTCGTCATTAATTGTGCTTGCTGAACCGCCTCCAAATGTCAACGTTGTAGTTCTAGTTTGCAATGCAGTATTTTTTATAAAACGATATGGAGCCGGAATAGGAACTATATTTTCTGGAACCATTTTATTGTCATAATTTATGTTGGTAACTCGCTTATATACTGTATCTTGAGTTAGCGATTCTACTTCATAATATTCATTTCCAAGAGTATCTACAACTTTTATAACTTCAGTAACATTAGGATTTGTTAATGTAATATTTCTATATGGAATGAATGTGCTAACATTAAATGACTCGACTGCTCGTTTACCAGATATACAAACTCCATTAAGACTTAAAATATAATTTTGGGGAACATTGTTTGCATTAACTGTTCCTACAGTAACTGACGCTTGCAATGAGCCGTCACTTCTACGTGCAGCGAAATCTAGATTTTCTGTTAATTCAAACTCTATACCGCTAGTTGATTTTACAACGGTTCCTTCTTTTATAATTGGAAGTGCAGTAACATCAGGATTTCCTGTATTGGTTCCATCTGTTGGAACTCTTATATAGAAGGTAACAGATACAACTGCTGGAGCAGCGCCTATTATCGGAACGCCAGCTTTTCTCAAGTGCCTTTCAATATTATTAGGCTCTACGGAAGATTCCGGAAAGCTTTCATGAAACTGATGATCTAGATAGTAGCTTTGAACGTCGCCTACGTATGCTGCCATATCCAGCAACAAACCGCCCAAACTAGCCTCAGAAAAATCTCTTATATTATTTGGAAAATAACTTCTGGCATAATCCAATAAATCATTACGTAACGCATCAAAATCTTTATTAAGATAACGGCGTTGTCTTACTTGTTTTAAAGCGTTTTTTTTGTTATCGTCAGCCATAATATTATCACGTTATAAATAAACTTACTTCTAGTAATTGTTCTGGAAAAGTGGAAACTTTGTATGCAATTATTATATATATGATGCCAGTATATACGTTTTGTGTTCTTTCGACTTTGGATTCGTATCCTAATAAATTAACAAATGGCATATATTTTCCAACTGTTGATTTAATTCTACGCATTGCTTCTTGATCGAAATTGTCCTTGTTGCTAAAATCTGTCAAAAGAGGACGTAGGTTGGCACCAAAATCATACATGGCTAATCTTTCGCCATGATTCGTTAATATAATGTTTCTTAAATTATCACTTATTTGATCAAGAAGACTGTAATGCATCTTGAATATCGATACAGAATTTCCTTCATCTAACTCCAAAGGAGTTTTAATTCCATATGGAATCGGCGCCGCAGTTGTAGCTATGTTATTAGCTACAGAATTCTGTGTGCCAACGTCTTTAAATGATAGTCTTGCCATATTGGATTAAATATATCTCTTCATGGAATCCCAGGAGTATATGGGGCTATTCCAGGAGCTGTTACCACGACTACTCCAGTTCCTGCGCCCGTAAAAGTTCCCGGTGTGACTAAGAATGTTTTTAAAACTGTTAATTCTTGAGTAACATATGCAGCAACAGCCTCGGAAATAGCAGTAGATATCGTTTCAATTTGTGCATTTGCCACGCCAGCATTGCCTTCAGCTTTTCCAAGTTCAGACTGCAATATTGCTTTAATTGTATTCTTCATTGCTGCTTTTGACATAATCACTCTCCATAGATTTTTGTTGATTTAACTGTATTGTTATAAGTGTTTTTTATTTTATCATCAGCTTCTGTAATAGTTTGATCCAAATTTGAAAACTGAACTTGATTTCTTAATGCATTATTTGCTAAAGCATATAGAGATGGAATATTCGAATATGGAACAGCTATTGCCGTTTGGAAAGCTGTTTCTAAAGTTTCTTCTAGATTCTTTATATGATCTCTTAATGAGTTGATTTCGTCCTGTAACGTTTCTATAGTTTTTTTATAAACAGAGTATCTAACATAAGGCTGCGACAAATCTCCTGCCCGTCCAAGATATATCTCATTTGCTTCAACTTGAACTTTTCCCTCTTTGTTAAGATATATGTAAGCCAAGTTTCCATCTGGAGGTGTAGGCAAATTGTTTGGATCAGACGAAATACTGTTTGTATTATTCTTTCCTTCACGAATAATCAAGACAGTTCCAGCAATATTTTCATTAGCAGCAGTTTGTGGTTCCCGACGAGCAATCATCCTTATGTGATCTGCCTTATTAACAACATAGCTTCTACCTAATGTGCCATTTTCTGGAGGTTGTTCATTTGCTAAACATTCAGAAGGATATACTATTCCAAAATTACCATTAAAAACCAAGCCGTAATTTTCATCTACACGACTCTGTTGAACAACATAAACCCGAGCAGCATCAAAAATAGGATTTGGATTTCCTTCGTTGGGATTTGCTATGTTTTCACGAGAGTTTCGAAATGGATTTTTATCTGTTTCTTGATATCCACGAATGTTGTCGATTACTAATGGAGAATTGGAAGAAGGACCAGCAGGATTATTAACTGCATATATTCTTGGATCAGTTCCTGGAGGTAGTAGATATCTTCCTCTACCTGCAACAATATCGATTGCTCCAGCCTGTCTTGGTGCTCCTCCTAACTTAATAATATCAACCGGATTATCATTGATAGCACCGTCGATAGGTCCATTTCTATCTTCGCCTAACATTATCAAAGCGTTATTGGCGCCTTGCAATATTAATTCTTGTGGACGTTTCTTCCATCTTGGAACTGGCTCCGGAGTAAAGTAAGCACTCGCTCGAGCTTCATTGAATATTGTATCGTAAGGATTTTCAGTAACGTTTCTTTCGTTTACTGCCAACGTTGAAGTTTCTACTGTATTTCCACCGTTTTGAAATGTTTCCGGACCCAATCCAGCATTTCTTTCAGCTATTTCTCTAGTGGTATATGTTCCTTGATTGATTGTAGGATCAAATCTTCTATCGTCATGTGTATAGTTTGGATCTTCGTAAGTTCCATATCCGGCGACTCTAGACATCCAATAGCCAACTTTTGTTCCTGTGCCAACGAAATCTTCATATATTACATACACCTGTTCACCAGGCATAACAGGCAACATGAAATGCGAAGAATAAAAAGGAAATAGAATGGTATTAGAATTAGCACCATTTCCTTCGTTGGAGGATATTATTCTAGCAATAACACAGTTGACAGATAAAACATCTAAAAGTTCAGCATTATTAACTGTTTGAGTTAATGCTTCTTTATATTCTTCGGTGAGCAAAGAAAGATCGGTTATAACATCAACAACAACTGCTCTTTGCAACGTTGGAGTTTGTGTTGTTGTAAAAACTTGCGTCATTAAAGACGTGTTTGCACCAACACCACCAGTTAAACTACGTATTATGTTTGTTCCGGCTCTAGGCATACTCTAATAGATATAACCTAAAACAAATTTTAATATATGGCTTCTTTATTATCTACCATACTTTGCTATTCCAAGTATTTGATTAACTGGAGCAAAAGCGCCTGTAAGTTTATATAGCTTTCCATTATATTTGAAAGCTACTCCTTCCATTGAGCTTGTAATGTTATCCATGTTACGTAAACGACCAAGCTCTTTTTGCAAAACTTCATTTGAACGTTCTGTTCCGGTTTTTTCTATTGCGGAAATAGCCTTTTCAACTTCTCCACGTAGTCGTTGAATTTCCTTATTTGGATTTATGATAAGATAGCTTTGAACGGCTTTTAGAACTTCAACAGCAAACTCTCTAACTATTTCTCTAACCGGTTCCACAAGGGCAGTATAAAGTCTTGGACCGTCCTTAATAACAGAACTAATAGCTTTTAAATCTTCCTTTTGAATCAAACCTTCACTTACTAAGTCTGCCAATATTGGCTTTTTACTTGTAATATTGTTATCAAAATCTGATACTAGTTCAGCAATATATTGTTTGGTATCATCATCTGCTACAATATCTTTAAGAACGTCTGAGGCAACATACTCTTCAAACATATCACCAAGACTATTGTCATTGGTCATACCATGACGATTCATTATTTGGTCAAGAGAAGCTATAGCAATTTCTAATGGCTCATTATTAGAAAGCTTTTGTAATGGAACCATGACCGGTCCCATAACTTTCCAGCCACTATCTTTTATTGCTGCCTGCATTCTATTAACAGAAGAAACAAGTTTAGCAAAGTTTGCACTTGTATCAACGTTTAGTGGCTCACCATTTTCATCATATACAGTTCCACTCTCATGGAATATGACAGCATCTTGGTCATAATTGATTACGTTTGGATTTAATGTTCCAACGATTTCTGCTGAATACCAAATATTTCCATCATTAAATATGGTTTGTCTATCTTTTGGAGATAGGGCAGCTATAGCAGCAGATAACACTTTATAGGCTTTTCCAAAAGCGGCAGCAACGGCAGGTTTGTCTGCCCATTTTGTTTCTATTTCATCTGAGCCCATACCACCAGTTTTTATGTGAGCGGTATTACGAGCAAATCTTAAGCCTTCTGTTGGGCTGAAAGTGAAGAAAGTATTTTGTCCATCAAGTTTTTCAGTAACACTCTCCAGTTTACCTTTGCTGGCTTGGACGAATATTGCTTTAAGTTCGCCAAAAGTTAAATCTTGATCTTCATGCAAATGTGCCATGTGACCACCAAGACCACCTTCATCCATCTGTTCTAAAACCAATGGACGAATTACTTTTTTTATTTTTTCTAAGATTTGTTGATGTTTTGATAAAATCATTGTTTCAAACCGGTTGTTTGTTGGATTTTATCATAAATATCTTCTTCACTCATCATTTCGTCCAAATCCTCTTCACTGGCTTTAGAAACTAGTTCTGTAAGCTTGAGAATTTGATCATTTGCCTTGCTCATTCTTTCCATGTAGCGAGACAAGTTCTGACCATGTATGGCGTGCTCATTAGGATTAGCGTGGACATATCCATAAAGGTCTATCCACATGATATAAGCGTTCTTACGGTCTTGAACTGCATTCTCGTAAATCTGTTTCCAGAGTGCCTTCTGTTTATCTTCTACAGAGGATATCTGGTTTAAAAGCGCAGAAAAGTCATGAAGCTGTTTATTGATCTTCTCGTCCAGATCATCTATATTTGGACGACGGAAACCAACTTCCATTCCTGTTATATCTGGTTCGTCTGGAGGAGTCTGTGCTTGAAATGAAGGTGCTGCTGGTTGATATACTGGGATTTTTTTCTTTGCCATACCCCTAAATATATCGATGTTTTCAACTTATTTGTATAACAAATATAATGTTAATCAAATACTAAAGTCATCAGCATTTTTTACGTCACGATAATGTCTCTTAAGAGAACTCAATACAATTGAAAGCTGTTTTGAACTTAAAGTTGTGAGTTCCCTTACATAGAGTAGTATCGCTCTTTTACTTAAAAGATCAACATCTTCAAGATTAGATATTAAAACTTTAATAGCGTTAACTACCATTTTTTCATTTTCGGTCTTTGTCTTATCTTCAATAGCAACAACTAGTTTTGTCAAATATTCATGAGTATTGACGGTTGTATATATATCTTCAAATCCCGGATGAAACTGATGTGTTTCAATTTGCTCTAAATCTTCTTTTGAAAGATTTTCACGATCATCAATCGAAATATAACTCTGTGCCCTTTTCATATTTTGCTTACTTTTAATAGTAAGCCAGTTCTTTGCTACTACGTTGAAATAAGAGAAAGCTTTGCTGCCCTTCTCGGCATTGAACTTATCAACAGCGGTATACAAGAACTGAAGGCATTCATGCTTGAGGTCTTGCTTGCTCTCATACATTACT